TATCTTGCTCTCTACTCACAAAAAAAAATTGATTTTAATTTCTTTTTCTATCTTTCTATTATTCACTTACTACTTTTACTCTATTACACGATATATCGTAACTATGTCTGCTTTTAATATTAATAATCTTACTCCTGAGGACGCTTATCATATTGGCTGTGTCTTTGGCATCCTATCTAACATCTGTGATAATAATAATAACGCTTTATGTCCATCAACTGACTTAAGAGATATCTACTTTACTATTGGTCGTTATTATGCTGTTAATAAGATTGACTTTAATCTTATGTCTCACTTCTTAGAAGCTTTCAGTGGTAACTTTATTGTAGCATATTATGATAGAAATAAATGCCTAGTTGATAATTCTAATAACCTTAACTTTGTTGATGTTATGTATCAAAAAGATAATCAATGGATTATTGACACTATTGGCATTAATGAGCTTTATGGTTTTGATAATGACACTGATGATGAAAACTAATTGTTAGACAACTCTACTTTGACAAATCTCAAAAAAATCTTTATTCAATTCTATCCCTATAAAATTTCTTTTCAAATTCTTACAAGCAAGTGCTGTTGTTCCTGACCCCATTGTTGGGTCTAACACAACATCATTTTCTTTTGAGTAATACTTTACTATCCATTCTATTAGTTCTAATGGTTTCTGTGTCTGATGTAATCTTTTTTTACTTTTGTTAGTTAACGCGTAAGTTAAAACACTTCTTGGTAATAATGGAGTCCATTGACTTCCTGTACATTGATTTATCTTTGTTGTATATATTGTGCCATTTTTTACTAACTTTTGTGACCCATCTGGATTTGTTAGTTTTGGCTTATTTAAAAAAGTATGATGCTCATTGATATTATAGAATGGTAAGTGTTCGTAAAACACATATATCATCTCGTGACCCCTTAAAGGCATCTTTCTTGCGTGTAAGAATCCTGCTGAACTATTAGGCTTATCCCATACTAAGTCATATCTAAACCACTTTTCATTTGACTTGATAAGTTCGTATCCAAACTTTGTTGTGGTAAAGAAAAAATATGGAGTATTTGGCTTTCCAACTCGTTTTAATTCTATCCATAACTTCTCTAAATCTATCTTATTATCCCATTCACAATCTGTCTGACCATATGGTAAATCTAACACACATAGGTCAACACTATTTTCGTCTAGTTTTTTTAGTTCTTCTAAGCAATCTCCGTTTATCAAATTCATTATTATAATAATTTTATACTATTATTATAATAAACAAACTAACAAAATATTAATTGACGACCATCTAACAAAATAAGTTTTTGAATTTATTTACGCTTACTTGAAAAAATTTCTTTCAATGGTAAACCTCTTGTTCTATTTATTGAAAGAGCTACTGCTATTCTTTGCTTCTTTGCCTTTTCTTCACTCATTGGCTTCTTACTTAAACAGCGTTTAGAATCACATACCTTGAACTTGTTCTGTGGATATTCCTTCAAGAACAGAGGCATCTTGTATAGTAGTGTTAGATTTTAATTTTTCTCTTTGTTCTTTTTTCTTTGCTAAAATCTTTTCCCTATTTTTTTGATAATATACTTTATATTTTTCAGAAATAATTTCTTTATTTGATTCATAATATTCCTTTTCTTTTTCACATATCGCATCTTTATTTGCTTCATAATATTCATTTGCTTTTTGATTAAGCATTTCTTTATTTTGTTCTCTATACTGTTTTTGATATGCTAAATACTTTTCTTTATTTTCTTGTTGATATTGCTTTGAATATTCACACCATCTTTGTTTTTTTTCTTCAAGACTTATAATTGGTCTTATACTATTTAATGTTGGTTTTAATAAATCAAACCATTCACGTTCTTTTTGATATGCTTGTTCACTTTTTTCTAAACTTATATTTTCAATTTCTATTACTTCCCAGTTATCCCAACCTCCGTGTTCTCTTATAAATTTATATAATTGAACGTTATAATTTTGATTATTTTCATTGTTACAACTAAACTTATGCTTGTTTCTTCGTTTAACTAAATTTGTTGTATGACCTACATATATATCTGTTATTGATGAATCTTTACAACAAATCTTATATATACTTGTATTACTATAATCAATTGGAACTTTTGGCATTCTTTATTATAAGGGATATTATAAGATTGTCTTTAAGTTGTTTTAAGGCTTAAATCTTATTTGGCAAACTTCTCTGAACATAAAGACCCATCGGAATTATATAACTTTGTATACGTTGTTGCTTGATTTTTTGAACTACCCATCTTTTTCATTGTTTTTGCCATCTCAGCTTCCTGTTCTTCTAACTGTTTCTTTGCTAACATTAGTTTTCCAAACTTTTCCGTAGCATAGCAATGTCTAAATTCATTCACTGATACTCTTGCTTCAAATATTTTATTTAATCTTTGATTCAATGTTGCTGGTGTTAGTTGCCCAAAATCTGAATTGAAAAAAAGATAATCTATATGACTTGGAATTAACTTAATCCAATTATTAATAATAACTAACAAATCATCTGGGATTAAATCTGATTGACCTTCTTGATAATACTTAGCTGTCTTAAACTTATGCCAAGTGAATTCATTATCTTTAATATAATTATCATTTGTTTCATCAAAGTTTTTATACTTCATTTCTGTCCAATCTAATGCTCTCCTAGGACAAATAAACAACCCTGTTGTTACTGCTAATATTACAAAGTTTTGTATGTTCTGTAAATCATTCATACTTAGTGTTTCTTTTGTCAACAAGTAACTAACAAGTTGCCTATGTTCTTGAAATACTTTTTCTAATTGGGTTCTTGAAATTGCCCTTTCTTCTTGCTTAGGTGTTAATATCATATCATCTTCGGCTTTCTGAATTCCTGTCTTTAATTCAACCATCATATCTTGAAAAGCTTTACAAGGTGCTACTTGTTGTAGAGCAGAAAGAATTGTTTTTTGTGAGGTAGCAGGTCTTCCATCTAAATACTTTTTAATCAATTCTACATCTTTAAACTTTTCTACATCTGGATTATCAGTATCTTTAAACATCAACTTATAAGCAGTTTTAAGTAGTGAGTTATATGTTCTAAGTGAACTATCACTTATGTTAGGTTTGTTAGTTTTAATCACTTTGGTAAAATCCATTTTATCTTATTATATAATATAATAGAATAAAATGTCTTTAAGTTGTTTTATCTTATTTATTATTTATTAGAAAAAAACTCCCTTATTGTTTGCTTTTTATTTTGTTCCTCTAATTTTATAATATCTAACACCTGTTGTTGTAATTCGTTTATATGTGTTTCTATCCTTGTTAGCTCATCTTTTACAAACTTTTCTTTATTCTTGTAATCATTATATTCTATCTGATATCTTAAATAACGTGCTATTATATCTGTCTTATCCATTATAATACTTATATAAAATGGCTTTAAGCTATTTTATCCTATTATATTTATCCTTAAAAAGGACTTAAAGATATTTTATGTTATTATATTATCTATGACTACTCTCATATATTACACACCTATTATGAAGTTCGCTGGTAATCAATTCCATTCTTGTGACACATCTGCTTTCATTCAACGTATTAAAAATAAAGAACCTTCCTTTGAAGTTACTCCTAATGATACACCTATAAAGTATTATTTCGATGTGGATATAAAAGATATTACTTTTAATAGCACTACTGCTAATGCTATTGAAGAAAAATGTAAAGAATATATTCATCAAACCTTGTTAGAATATTCTGGATTAAATCCTAATATTGCTACTGCTACATCTCATTGTAATAATAAATATAGTTTTAGATTCTATGTTTCTAACATTCTTGATAAAAAAAGCAATATGAAACAATTTGTAAAATTATTAAATCAATATATTAAAATGAAGAAGGATTTTAATAACGTATACGATTATATTGAGGAAACCAATTCTGGCTTCTTTGATGAAGCTGTTTATGATTCTAACAGAAAAATGCGATGCTTGAATACATCTAAGGATGGAGAAGATAGACCTTTGGTTTTAAAAGACGGAACTATTGAAAATACTATCATTTCTGCTTACTTTGATAATGATGCCAAAGTTATTAACTTTGAAACTAGTCCTGTTACTGTTACTCATACTTTTGAACCTATTAACTATACTGGCAAAAAAGATGATAAGTATATTGAATTATTGTTCGATGTTATTGGTAATGGACCTCATATTAATTTTAATACTTGGTTTCATATTGCGTCAGTTTTAAAATGTAATAATTACCCTTTTGAATTGTTAGAAACTTATACTTCTGTTGTTGATAAAGAAAATCCTACTACTGAAAAAATTTGGAATAGTATTGATAAAAATAAACCTTTCACTATTTATGGATTAGAAAGTATTGCTATTAAATTCAATTCTAACGGTTACTTTCAGTGGAAGAAAAAACATAATACTTCTATTACTATTGATATACTAACAAATGGCTCTAATGATGTATGTAAGTTCATATCTATGTCATTAAAAGAAACACTTGTTTATTGTAAAAATAATTGGATTACTTGTAATAAGAACAATCTATGGGTAGAAATTAATGACCCATCTGCTATTATTGTTAGTTCTATTCAATCTGAAATTGATAAGGCTATGAAAATTATTATTGATGATTTACAAAAAGAAACTTCTGATGAGAAGAAAGATTTACTTAGAAAAAATCTTAAAGAATTTGTTGGTTTTCGTATTGCTACTAACTCTCATATGGTTTCATATACTAAACTTCTTAAAACCTATCTTGTCAATGATGATTTTTATTTAGTTCTTGATACTAACAAATATGAAGTTGCTTTTACTAATGGTATGTTGAATTTAAAAACTCTTAACTTTCGTAATGGTATTTTACCTACTGATTTTATTAGTAAAACTATTCCTTTTGATTACGTGAAATCTTCTGAACCTGATAAACAACTTGTTAGAAATGAACTTTTAAAAATTACTAACAATAATATTCAACATCTTAACTATTATCTTTCTATTCTTGGTTATTCGATGACTGGAGATGCTTCACAATTACAAGAATTCTATTATCTATTAGGACAAAAAGCTTGTAATGGTAAATCTGTTGTTTTTGATGCTTTAAGTGACATTATGCCTAACTATGTAATTAAAATGGGTAATGATACTTTTGATAAAAGTAATAGCACAAGACATAAAGAAATTGCTCGTTGGAGAGGTGTTAGAATTGGTTGGATTAATGAACTTACAACTAATAAACAAGATGCTGAAGCTTTAAAGGAAGTTGCTGATGGAATTAGTATTTCATATAAAGCACTTTATAAAAATAGTGAGCTTATGAATATTCTTTTTAAACTATTTTTTGTATCTAATCATTCATTCTATACTACTATGGATGAAGGTCTAAAACGTCGCCTAAGAGAATTACAATTTGATAGTGAATTTATTGAAGGATTAACTATTGATGAACCTGAAAATTGTCGTTTTACAAGAGATAATGCGTTTGGACATAAATTACGTAATGATTATAAATATGCTTTGTTAGATTTAATCTTTGAATATTCTAAAAAATTTATTGATAATAATTATAAACTAGAAATATATCCTGATGAATGGAAACAACAAACAAATGAAAGTAGTAATGATAATGAAGAGTTTAAACTTTGGTTTGAAAATAATTTTATACTTGGAGATTATAAAATTAGTAAATATGAATTTAATAAGTTTTTAAAATCAAATAATTTTGGTTCAATTAAAATGAAAGATGAAATTAAAAAAAATCGTTGGAGTATTAAAAGTGAAAAGAATAACTGGTCTGGTTTTACAGAAAAAAATAATATTGTGGAAAAAGAATAATAATATTTTAAGATTATATTTTTTAGCTTTTTAGCTTTTTAGTCAAATTTCAAAAGTCTGTAACATTTTTAAAAAAATCTATATAGAAAGTTTTAAAATTTAGCTAAATTGCTAAAATGCTAAAAGTCTAAATCTTAAAAATCTATAATTCTAAAAGAATGAAAACACTACCTAAAACACTACCTCTTTTTTTTGCTTAATTAAGTTAGGCGAAGTAGTATTTCGACTGGGGAAGCTGTGGTATTACCTTGGTAACTCTGTTTTGTTGTGACTTGGTAACTCGTGTGGTTGGTTGAGGTGGAGTGCCATCCGAGTCATTCCCAGTGTCACTATCCGAATCAGAAACCTCGATGATTTTCCTAACAACTTTCTTTTTTTTCTGCTTGGGTTCAGCTTTGGGTTTTTTCTTTTTCTTTACAATTATTTCCTCGATGATATCAGATTCCGATTCTGATTCTGAATCCGTCTCAGGTTCTACAATCTTGTTAGTTATCTTATTACTTATCTTCTTATTTATCTTATTAGGTTTATCCTCAGGTATAACAGGTTTAGTAATTCCTTTTTTAGTGGATTTTTGTTTTTTGGGAGGCTCAGGTTCTTCAACTTCACTTTCACTTTCAGAAATAGGCTCAGGAATATTAGGTTTTCTAATCTCAGCCTGTAATGCTTTACGCTTTGTAGCTTTTTCTTCAAGACGTTGTAATAATGCTTCTTCCCTTTCTAAGTCGCATTCAAGCTCAGCAAGAACATCTTTTTGGTTCTTAGGTTGCTTACCTTTTGGTGTGCCCTTTAAAGTGTTTTGAACAACGTCTTTTGCTTTTCTAGCATAAGTTTTTTTTGGTTTAGGTTCTTCAACATTTGTGACTGGTTTAGGTGTGGTCTTTGGTTTGGTAATCTGGTCGTCATCAGAGCTTTCCATTGTATAATAGGTAAAGATTATAATTTTGGGGTATTTTGCTAAATTAAACTATAATTATTTTATATTGTTAGTGTATATGCCGATTACTAGTATTAGCGAAGAGACCAATACAGCTATTAAGAAACAAGCTCCAATTCGTGAGGTGATGGATATTTATGTAGAGGGTATCCCTGATGGAATATCTAGACGAAATGGTATGATTTATTTGTTAGTAGGTAGTGGGGGTAGTGGTAAAACAAGTTTATTACTTTCACAATTTAAGAAGGGCGGTGCTTACAGAAAAAAGTTTGATAATCTTTATTATTTTTGTCCTAGTGCTAGTTTTGCTAGTGTTCAGAGTCATCCATTCAAAAACCACGATAAAGTCTATCACGAGCTGACGGCAGATGGTCTTTATGAACTACTTAATACTTTAATAGAGAAAAAAGAGCAATCAGAAAAAGATGAGACAAAACCAGAGTATACTATGGTTGTTATAGATGATATGGCAAATAATTTGAAAGACAAAGATATTGTTAGAGCATTAAATGCTTTACTCATTAAAGCAAGACATTTAAATTGTTCATTTGTATTTACGTTACAGAGTTTTTTATATATGCCAAAGATTTTACGTAAGCAGATAACTTATGCTACTATTTTCAGACCTAGAAATTCAGAAGAGTGGGAAACTATTCGTAGAGAGATATTACAGATGTCAGAAGCAGATGCTAAAAAAGTATTTGATTATATTTTTAATGAGCCATATCAGCATCTAGATGTAGATGCTTTTGAAAACAAATTTTATAAGAATTTTAATTATTTGAATATTACTAACTCTGATGATTTATAATTGTGTTAATAATAATCTAACAAAACTATCAGGTTTATATCTATTTAGTTCAGTTATGTTATTTTCAAATCCTAAAAATGTTAATTGCTTATAATCTTTTATATAGTTTGTAACAAAACAACACGCAAAAGCATCTAAACATTCATTACTAATATCTCCTGTTGTTTTTCTATATTGAGCATATTTATTAGTTTTAAGATTATTCATAATTATAGATAATGTTAAAACAAAGTGTGTCATAACTTCTTGACTAAAATTTTTAATTATTGTTTCAGTTTGAATATGTTGAACTACCATTGGATAGTTAGTGTTAAACTCGTCACACATATTAATTAGAGATTGATTATTCATTTTGATAAGGTTAAATGTTGTTGTAATTATTGTAATTATAATTGTTATCTTAAATAAAAATTTCATTTCAATTTTTTTTAGAGCAATTGTAACAATGCTTTTTCGCGTCTTACTTTTTCAAAGTATCTTATTTTTTCTTTACGAGCTTTTTCTTGTTTATTAGCAAGATGATTAGATTTATATAATTCCATATATTCACTTTGATGCTTACACATTATCATAAACTTTTTTAAAATTGGGTCGTTATCCCAGTCAGGTTGATTCATTTGTTAGTTCACTAGTATTATTTGTTAATTTTTCTTTAAGTTGTTTTTCTAATTTCTTTTTTAATTGATATTGTCTCATATATTCTTTCTTTTTTTCTTTATTTTGTTCAGCATACTGTTTCATATATTCTTTCTTTTTTTCTTTATTTTGCTCAGCATATTGTTTTTTTTGTTCTAAAATTTTTAATTTATTTTGTTCATAGTATTGTCTATTTTTTTCTAATATATCAGATTTATTTTGTTCATAATATTGTTCATACCATTCTTTTTCATCAAATCTATGAGCATAATGTGTATTTAATGTTGGTTTTAAATTATTAATATATTCTTGTTCCTTTTTAAGAGCATTAATTTTATCTTCACAATTAAATGTTTCTATTATTGACATAGTAAAATTATCCCATCCATTATTATCACGAATAAATTGATAAATTTTTAAAGCACAATATTTTTTATCACTACTATTACATCTTGTTTTATGTTCTTTTTTACGTCTGTTAAAATCATTAGTGCTACCAATATAGAAGTCAGTTATGCTGTCATCATTACAGCTAATTTTATATATAGTATATTCTGTCATTTTATTATATTTGATATAATAAAATAAGATATCTTTAAATCAATTTTTTTAAGCAACAGCAAACCATATTAGGTATAGATATAATTTGTGAATTCCAATTTTGCTAATGAGTAGTTGTATAAAACTAAGTTGGTCCAAGTTCATAAGTGTGTTAGTTACTAATATAATGTTAGATGGGACTCTCATCTCATTCATAAAAGCATTAATAACTTTGCTTTGTATATAGTTATAGACCAACTGCTTAATTAGTTTAACTTACGTTTTAACCAGTCAATACAAGTAGATGTAACAATAATCCAAGGTGAAAACTTTTGTATTTGATTGTTATCGTGTAAGAATTCAATTGAATTACAAATAGTTTTAATATCATCAGGGCGTAGCTCACCGAATAGAGCATTAAGTATTTCAACAACAAGAACTTTTTTGTCAATACGCATTTTATCTTTCTTACCAGTGTTAGTAATGGAGTTTTCAACAATGTTACAAATCATTAACAAAAGTTCAATAGAAAATCTATCTTTACGGACAACATCTGGGAGTGATGTAATCTTTTCTAAAGCACGTTGTTTCACTTTGGCAATTTTTGCTTCCTTATAAAGTTGGTTCTGTGGTCGAATATAAGCAAATGTCGACATTTATATTGTTAGATTAGATAAAAAATTTTTAAATTACCACAAAAGATTAGATGCCCAGAAAGCATTACTACCAACTTTTTTAGCGCTTTCCTTAAATCTTGCCTTAAATAATCGTCTACGTTCATCAGCATATTCTTTTCCTTTTGTCTTAATATACGTCGGATAGTCAGGGTATGAATTTGCTCCTATAGAAGCAATCTTTTTATCTTGTTTGAAGACATCTATCTTTTTTTTCTTATTTGTAGAAGGCTTTATACTAACACCAAGTTTGTCAGCCTGTTTATATGAATAATCAGTAATTTTATACATATAATATTGTTAGATTATTTATTTTTGATTTATTTTTTTATACCATTGTTGTATTTCTTCATATAATTGTTGTTTCTTAACTGGGTCAGTTTCATAATAATATTTTACACATAAATCTGCTACAATAGCATCTTCGGCAATTTGTATAATTGTTTCAACTTTCATTATATATTGTTATTAGAATTTAATATTATAATAAACAGCATAATTCATTGGTCTATTTTCTGTTCCTTGTCTTGGGAATTGTGCTAAAATACCTGTATTAGTATCTACTGGGTCTCCTGTAATTCTACTTCTTGATACACATTCACGAGTTCCCGCAGCACAATCTCTAAAACCTTCATTAGTAGCATAATTTGCTGATAATACTTGGTCCTGCTGTGCTGTTCCTATTGCTGGAGCTGAATAGTTTACACCACCTACCGTTTGATTACCTTGACCACGCAAGAAAGCACCTGAAAAATTTGGTAAATTAAAAGTTGTTATTCCATTACCTGAACCAAATGTTGTTCCAATAGCATCAAATAATCTTGAATATGTTGAACGTGAAACAGCATTTCCATTACATCTTAAATAACCTGATGGAAGTGTTGATACTACACTTGAATGTATAGTTCCTACTGGAATAAATGTAAATGACGCAAATGCGTTTGCTATTCTAATAGCAGGTGTATCTAAACTAATTTCACCATTTGTTGCTAACATATCTATATCTCCACTTGAACTTGTAATAGTTGTGTTAGATGTGCTTGTTAATTGACTTGTAGATGCTGATGTAATAACAATTGAACCACCATCCATAGTATTAGAACCATAAGCATCTGTTGATAAATCACCTGCTACACTTGTAAATGCTAAACTATTAGTTGTAGCAGTCATACCACCTCCTGATTTACTAGTTATATTTACTGCTCCTGTATTTGATGTAATTCTTATATCTGATGCTGTTAGATTTATATCATTTGATGTACTTGTTAATTCTATATCAGATACAGCATTTAAAGTTATTAATTGTCCAGATGATAAAGTCATTCCGCCTGTTCCAGCACTTAATTGTAAACCAGTTGCTGCTCCTGTTTCAATTCTTAAATTATCAGGACATCTAACTCTAAAATTTGCTGTCACTGTATTATTTAAAGTTAAATCTGCTCCTGTTCCATCACCAGCAGTTGATATTATAACGCTATTTGTTACACCTGTTTGTGTAGATACTAAATTGATTTGGTCACCTGCTGTTAGATTTATATCACCTGCTGCTGTTTCTGTAATATTTAAACTACTTGTTAGTTCAGTATTATTAACTGAATTAATTTTTACTTTTTCAGCAGAACTTACTTCAATTGGTCCTACTGCTGATGTTGTTTCTATTCTTGTTTTACCTAATGTATTTGATAATGTCATTACACCATCTGCTATTAAATTTAAATTTTGGGCAGAATTTATATTAAAATCAAATCCAACTGAAGTTGTTGCTATGGTTAAGTTACTATCTGAATTTATTGTCATTTCTCCATTACTGTTAATAATTGTAGTATCTGTGCTAAACATATCTGTTTTATATGTATTTACATCTAATGAAGCAGTTGTAGTTAAAATTGTATTATTTGCTCCACTATCTATTGCTAATACTCCTGTTGATTTAATTTTAAAATTGTTAGTTGTAGCATTTGTTAGAGTAATATCATTATCAGTTGTATTTGTTGTAAATGTTATAGCATTATTTGCTGCTCTTGTGCTTGTTACATTCATTCCAGCATTTGAACTTAAATTTAATGCGGCAGCAGAAGTTAATGCTATATCACTTGTATCTGTTGTAATATTAATTGAACCTAATATACTAGTTGCTGATATATTTATTTCTTCTTCAGCATTAACATTTAAAATTCCTGTGGATTTAACAGTAAAATTGTTAGTTGTAGCATTTGTTAGAGTTATATCATCATCAGATGTATTAGTTGTAATATTTATTACATTAGTTGTAGTTTTATTATTAGTTATATTGATATAACTATCAGAATTTATTACAACATTACTACCAGAAAGTAATTGAATATCATTATTATCAGTGGTAAGAATAATTGAACCTAACAAAGTTGTAGTAGAAATATTAATTTCATTATTAGTTGAAATATTAATTTCATTACCAGCAGTTACATTAAATTGTCCAGAAGTTGTTATATCTGTGTTAGCTGATAATGAATTTAAAGCTAATGCTCCTGATTGAATTGTCATAGTTCCCCTATTATTATCATATGAATTACCTTTATCTTGAATAATTTCCCCATCATAAGCATTTGCTCCAGCACTATCAGCTAACATTTCTAAAACTACTTTATTATTAGGTATATCACGATACATACGTAATTGTTGTGAAAAGCCATTTTTTTTTAAAAAAGTTGAAGAATCAGTATATGTAGATTCATTTGTAGCAGTTAATTGTTTTATTAATGTTCTAGAAGAATTTAAACCATTTCCATAGTAATATCTAAACGCAGAACCATCATTACCATCTATTTCAAAATTAAAATAATTAGATGGTCCACTATAATTACTCCACATACCACTATAATCATACTCACTATTAGTTCCATTATCATATAAAATTATTTTTTTGTTATTACGATTATTTCTACTAATATATAACATATCATCAACAGTTAATGAATTTGCTACTTTTAAGTTATTAATTCCATATAAAAAAGTTGCTGGACCATCAGAAGGTAACTCAACCGAATCACTACCAATAGCACCTCCTGTATTATTAATATGAACTACTCTAGCAAATGTAGTTCTACTAACAGCTCCAAATGACATATCAGTAGTTTTTGATTCAAGTGTATCAACTCTATTATCAATTGTAAAAACATCACCTTCTAATGCTCCTAAGCGACCATCTTGTATAACATTTACTCCTACTGCTCCTGATGCTGTTATTTGTGCTGCTATTGCTGATGCTTCTGCTACAGTTGCTAATGCTAATGCTGAACCAGCTATTGCTCTTGCTGTTTCATCAACAGAACCATCGCCATTTTCACCTTTTGGTCCACGAGGTCCAGTATCACCTTTTGGTCCACGGTCTCCAGCAGGTCCAGTAAGCCCAATTGGCCCTTGTGCTCCAGCAGGGCCTTCTCCAGTAACATTGGTAACAGTAATAATTACAGATGGAATTGCTGGATGAGCATAGGGGGAAGTTTGTGCTGCTTGATAATATAAAGTCATTCCTGTATCAGATGAAGCCCACATTAATTGAACATAATCATTAGCAACTAATGGTAATACAAAATTCCAACCAATAGTATAAAAATTATTACCAGTAATATCCCATTCACTTGCTGTAGAACTAACATCAGAACCATTTTTACGTAACCAAATAGTTAAATTACTTGTATTACTATTTTCTTTTTTAATTTCAACTGAAAACTGAATATTATATACATCAGTATTTAAAACTTTAATTGAACCACTAGCAGTTCCAGCAGTAATACCATTACTAGCAGGGTCAGATGAATTCCAAGTCATAACACGGGGGGTGTTTCCAACAGGATTAGTTTGTGTAGTTGTATCATAAGCAGATAACCAATATGAAGCACCTATATTACCAATTTGTGCTTCAATAGCATCAAATTGTTGTTGAATTGTTTGTGTAGTATCAATTCCTTCAAGTGTATCAAAATCAGCATCAGAAATGTCAGGGTCAATTTTTGTTAGAACATCAGTATTAACTTCATCAGCATTTATAGTAGACATATTTGTAAGGCTATTGTAGCCTAAAATTTCGATATTATTTAAACTCATTATATATAATATAGATTTATTTTTTCTTTATATACTTTATACTTATGCCAAATATTAAAAATACGAATCAAGTTATAGTTAATAATAATATCAAGGCACAAGATGAATTGAAAATATTAAGCAAGTTAAGTAAGATGGGATTGCTAAAATCTCAAGCAAAGCAGAGAAAAAGAGCACCTAGTCAAGCACGTATGTCGCCACAAATGATACCACAAGCACCTGAAGTTGGTAGAATTGCTCCTGTTAGTTTTGATAGAAGTGCTGTTGATAGTCAAATACGTGCTGCTACTGAAGAAGCAATTCGTCGCACTGCTATGCCAAGTAGAACAAATGATTTAGAAAATGATACAAGAATGACTAATCAAGGTAGTCAAGATATTCAACGTGATGGTGGAATTGCTGGAACAATAGATGTAGCACCTGAAGCAGAAACTACTTTTGCTAGTGGAGCACAAGAAGATGAAGGTATCAATACTGAATTAGTTAGAGAGCAAGAGCAAGAAGTTCCAGAGCAAAGACAAGAAGAAGAGCAAACTTTTAAAGATGTAGCAACAAGTGGATATGAAACAGCGGCAGCAAAAAAACGTCTTGATGATATAAAAACAGATTTAGAAAATAAAAGACAACAGTTTTTAAATTTAACAGGTATAACAATGAAAGAAGCACTTCGTAAACAAATTTTAATACCAATGGCTGAATTTGTTCCAGAAGGTGAACCACTTACTCCAGATGTTGTAGGACAATATATTTATCGTGGTAATGATAAAAATGTTAGTTCATTAATAAATAAATATAATAAAAGAATAAAAAATCAAGATGAAGCAACAAATTTATATATTATAAAAAAAAATGAACAGCGTAGACAAGAACAACCATCAGCACAAGCATATCAAAGTGAACCTGAAACTCCAACTTGGGGTGCTAGAACAAAAAGCTTTAGTGAATTATCAAGTTTATCAGCTTTTGCTCAAACACAACCAGAAGTAAAAGGTTTTATCTAATAAAAAATAAATATTAAGGTATAGTATGAACGCCCGAACAGATAGTATACAAATTTATTTAAATAGCAAATATGCCTCAGCAAAACCAACAGGTGATACTGGATTGTGTGTTTATCAATTTCCTCAGATTGATATACCTGATGGTCATTATATATATTTATCTTTACAAAATGCTATAATACCTTATTCATTTTATAGTATCAATGAGAACAATAATGTATTCATCATTCATAGCAATTCAAATACTTATACCATTGTAGTTCCAGCAGGAAACTATAATATCCAACAAATGATTACCGCCCTTCAATCAGGTTTAGGGGGATTATTTACTATTACTTATAACTCAATAACTAACAAAGTAACTATTACTAATACTACATATGAATTTACAGTTAAGAAAGAAGGAACACTTAATAATGCTTTGGGGTTTATGGAAGATGTAGATTCTGTTAGTTCAAGTCGCACGTTA